ACGAAGACGATCAGCGTCACGACGTGGGACGAAGGCGTGGTCGTCCTGAGCTTCACGCCGTGGGAGGACCTGGCGAGCTACCCGGTCTTGACCGAGGGCACGGCCTCGGGGTCGCTCAACACCGTGGCACGGGTCGTCTACCCGTTCGCGCCGGCCGTGGTCCACGTGACCGAATCGACCACAGCGGACGCTGGCTACAAGTACACGCAGGCGCGGATCTCGAAAGGCTACAGGCTCTACGACCGCTTGCAGACCGAGCCTATGGGGCAGGCGGCGTTCGACGCGCTGCTGGCCTTCTGGCACAGCAAGGAGGGCGGCAAGGCGTTCAACTTCACCGACCCGGTCGATGGCCTGACCCGCAAGGTCCGGTTCGCCCCCGAGTCGTGGCAGGTCTTTGAGCCGTTCCGCGGGGTCTACTACGTCGAGTTCGGACTCGAGGAGCTGGCATGACGCTGACGGGCAACCAGATCGACCTGCTGAACCGGCAGAACAACGCCGATCCGTTCGTCTGGCTCTACGCCTTCACGATCCCTTCGAGCCCTGTGCAGGTGCTGCGCGTCGCGGCCTACGACAAGCCGATCCAGTACCTGACCGACAGCGCGGGCGAGCCGATCACGTGGAGCCCGTTCCCGGTGCGCCACGAGGGGATCGAGATGTCCAGCGACGGGGCACAGGAGGTGCTGCGGATCAGCGTCGGCAACGTGACCCGGGAGGCACAGGCGCTAATCGAGCTCTACGACGGCCTGACCAACCAGGACGTGCGGGTCTACCTGGTCAACGTGGCGGCGCTCGGCGACCCGATCCCGTTCGTCGAGGTCAAGGGCAAGGTCGTCTCCTCGGTGGCCTCGGAGCGGGCCGCTGCCTTCTCGATCGGGGTGGGGAACCTGCTGCGGACCTTCCTGCCTCGGACCCGGATCCTCCGCAAGTTCTGCCGCCACCAATACAAGGGGGCGGCCTGCGCCTACTCCGGGGCGATCGTGGGCTGTGACAAGACCCTGGACGGCCCTAACGGGTGCATCGTCCACGCCAACGCGGACCGATTCGGAGGCTTCCCGGGGGTGGGCAAGTCGTGATCCGGTACGAGGATCTCCTGGGCCAGCCCTACGCCGTTTGGAAGTGCGGCCAGGTGGCCGTCGAGATCGCCCGGCGGGCCGGCAAGCAGATCCCGGACCAGGCCTTGGAAGAGCCCGAGGACTTGGGCCGCTGGCTGACTGTAGCATCGCCGACACGCTACACTGAGGGGGACGTGATCCTCGGACGAGACCGCGGCGGGATGCTGTTCGCGGGCGGCCTCGTGTGCCGCCGCCAGGGGCTCGTCGTCACGTCCAGCCACCGGGAGGGGGTCTTTGCCCTTCCCCTGGCCTCGATCAACCTCGTGGGGGTGTACCGGTGGCCGTCGCACTGACCAGCCAGCGCAACCCCCTGGACGCGGGCTCGCGGGAGACCGTCTGGATCCCCTGGCGCACGGGGACGAGCCTGCGGGACGTGCTCCCGGGCTGGGCGACCGCCGAGGGGGTCGTGGCGCACGTCTACCTGAACGGCGTGCGGGCCCGCGTGCTTGACCAGGCGCTGCTCGACGACGACGTGGTCGAGGTGCTGGAGATCCCCCAGGGGCTGCTTGTCGCTCCGGCCGTGGGGGCTGTGCTGACCGGCACGGCGTCGGCCTTGGCGGCCAAGGCGGCGGCGGTCGCGTTTTGGGCCGGCGCAGCCAACCTGGCGCAGAGCTTCGCGTTCTCGTTCCTCGTCGGCAAGCTCCTGGCCCCCAACAAGGGCCCGGCCAACCCAGGCGACGAGGCCAGCCCCACGTACCGATTCGGCGGCATTGCCTCCAACGGCGACGCCGAAGGCGCGGCCCTGCCCCTGGTCTTCGGCCAGATCCGCACCGGCGGCGTGGTCGTCCAGCGCTACACCCGCGCCTCGCTGACCTCGACCTACCTCTACACGTTGGTGGCGCTGTCCGAGGGGCCGATCGAGGCCATCGGCGACGTGACCGAGGACGCAGGCCCGCTGCGCCTGTCCGACGGCAACCTGCCGGCCGGCATGGAGGTCAACGGGCGCCCGGTCTCCGACTTCGAGGAGGTCGAGGTGCACGTGCGCCTCGGGGACCTCTACCAGGACGCTGTGCCCGGCTTCGAGGCCAGCTCGGTCCAGTACCCGGTCGATCAGGCGCTGCCGCCCTCGAGCACGCCCGGGGCTGTGACCATCACGCCGAAGAACGGGGGTTACGACCCCGGCGTGCCGGCTGACCTGACCGAGCTAAACAAGTGGGACACCGAGGTGACCTACTCGATGGGCGCCGGCGAGGAGGCCGACGAGTTCTCGGCGACTGTGACCTTCCCCGAGGGCCTCTACACCTTCTCGGGCTCGGGCTCCCTGACCAACAACCAGGCGCAGTTCCAGCTCCGCTACCAGGCGCTCGACGGCTCGGGCACGCCGATCGGCAAGGTGGTCGTTCTGCCGGCCGAGGGCACGGTCACGCAGGCGAAGACCGGGGCCTTCGACGTGGAGTTCCGCCACCCCTTCATCGACCCGGCGACCTACACGGCGCCGGCGCAGGGCTTCTACTTGAAGCTCCAGGGGGTCAACGGCAGTGTGACCAAGGCCAGCCCCACGGGCATGACCGACCCGCAGGCTGAGAACGTCCAGTGGACGACCTCGGGCTGGGTCAAGCTCGACGTGGACAACCAGGACGCGACCCAGACCTACCACGTCTGGAACTTCTGGGACGGCGCCACCAACCGCGGCTTCAAGGTCTGGCTCCAATACATCAGCTCGGGCGCCGCCAAGAGCGTGCGGCTGTTCGTGCAGTACGGCACAGGCTCCGGTTCGGTCACGTCCGACTTCCCTGTCGAGTCGCTGACCGGTCCCTTCTTCGCCGTCCAGGAGTGGGTCGCCTCCGAGGTTGAGCGCTGGCACCACCTCGCCGTGACCTACGGCGGCTCGAGCGCGGGCGTCGCCGGCGCCGGCCGGCTCAAGTTTTACTGGGACGGGGCGCTAGTTCGGTCGCTCAAGGTCGAGAACGTGAACCACAGGCTCCCGACCGCGGGGACTGTGCGCGTCGGGTCGGAGACCAACGTGACCAACTTCGCGGACGCGGACTTCGACGTCTTCAAGCTGTTCCTGCGCGAGCTGACCGGCGCCGAGGTGCAGGTCCAGTACGCGGACGGCTCGGGCTTCACCGGCACGGGCAGCGAGCCCGACCTGCTGCTGTGCTGGCCGTTTGACACGTCCGGCGGCGGGACCACGGACGACCTCTCCCCGAACAACAACGACGGCACGCTAGTCACGGGCGCCGCGATCTCGGTCGGCACGGACTTCGGCGTGGCCCCCGGCAGCGCCGGCGGGACCTTCAAGCGCGGCCGGTACAAGGTCGAGATTCAGCGCCTTAACGCGGAGTCCACGTCCACCTTGAGCCGCAACGCCGCCGAATGGACGGCGATCCAGCTCGTGACCTGGGCAGACTTCCGCTACCCCGGCGTGGCCCTGGTCGGCATCCGCCAGAAGGCGACCGACCAGCTCCAGGGCGGGGCCCCGACCTACACCTTCGAGGTCAAGGGCCGCCGCGTGCCCGTGTGGGATGGGGCCTCGACGGCGACGCCGAGCGCGCCGCTGGCCTGGTCGCAGAACCCGGCCTGGATCGCTGCCGGAGTGCTCACGTCCGAGGAGGGCCTCGGCGACCGCTACGGCCTGGTGGACCTGAAGCTCGACGAGTTCGAGGCCTGGGCCGACTGGTGCGACGAGTACGTGCCGGACGGCCTCGAGGAGGTGGACGCCGCCGACCTGTCGAGCTGCACGCTCTCCTACTCGGGCGGCAACGTGACCGCCGCCCTGGTTGGCGTCGCCAGCGTGCCCGACAAGTGGAAGGCTGGCTACGCGGTCCGCTTTGAGGCGCTCAACGCCCAATACAACACGCCCGAGGGCACGGCCTACGTGCTCTCCTCGGTGGCCTACGTCTCGGCCACGCAGACGCTGACCATCGTGGCGCCGCTGCCCGCGGGCATGGCCGCGCCGACGACCTCGCCGGTTACGCCGACCACGGGCAAGATCCGGGGCGCCGAGCGGCGGATGCAGTGCGACATCGTCCTCGACCGCCGCAACGACGAGGCCGTGGACGTGCTGGAGCGGATCTTCTCCGCTGGCCGGGCGCAGCGGGTCGTCCAGGGCGGCCGGGTCGGGGTCTTCGTTGAGCGGCCGGCCTCGCCCGTGGCCTTGGTGACGCACGCCAGCGTCGTCGAGGGCAGCCTCGAAACCCTTTACACGGCGATCGACGAGCGCCCCAACGTGATCCAGGCCGAGATCCTGGACCGCGACGCGGGCTACACGGTCCAGCGCCTGGAGCTCGAGCACCCCGACGTGCAGGACCCGGCCAAGTTCGACGGCCGGCGGGTGCGCTCAATCAGCCTGGAGGGGGTGGTCCGCCGCTCCCAGGCCCTGCGCGAGATCAAGTACCAGCTCAACCTGTTCCACCTGGTGCGCCGGCAGGCGTCCTGGAAGCAGCCGGTCTTGGCGATCGCCCGCAAGCCCGGCGACGTGGTCATGGTCGCGCACGACGTGCCGCAGTGGGGCTACAGCGGCAAGCTGCGGGGCAGCTCGGCCACGCAGGCGGTCGCCTTGTCGAACTCGATCGAGCGGCCGCTCTGGATCAACGTCGGCTTCATCCAGGACTACACGAGCAACTGCGCCCTCTACCGGGGCAACCTGTTCACAGGCGCCCGCTTCTGGGTCTCCGAAACGGCCTCGGGACCGAAGAACCTGACCGACAACGGGCAGCCGAAGAACCTCGACCAGGATGCTATTCCTTTCAACCTGGCGAGCGGGCAGCGCCTGGCCACCGTGCTCTTCCGTGACGTGCTCACGTCGGGCTTCGACTCAGGCCCGCTGCCCGTTTACCGGGCCGGCAACTACATCGTGTCTTGGACCTCGGGCACGGCCACGCCGGAGGTCGGCTTCGACGCCTCGGGCCTGACGCAGGTGGGCCCAAGGAAGTGGCTGTTCACCGTCACGACGCCGAGCACGAGCGGCATCCACTTCGCTTTCACCTCTATCACGTCGAAGCCCGAGGGGCTGCGCCTCTACTACGAGGCGGACGAGCCGTGGATCGACTCTGATCCGTGGGCGCCGGACTTCGTTCAGTTCATGACGCCGTTCCGTGGTCTGCGCTGGATGGAGGCGCAGGACACGAACAAGAACACGGCCACGCAACCGATCCCGCCCAACTACCTGTTTTGGACGGTCCAGGGCCCGCCGATCGAGAAGATGTGCGACTTCTCGAACCGCTACGGCAAGGACCTGTGGACGTGCTGCCCTGTCAAGTACGGGGCCGCGGCGCAGCTCCAGTTCGCGATGCGGCACCGGTCAGCCCTGGCGTCGGAGCGGCGCTGGTGGTGCGAGTACGGCAACGAACACTGGAACGGCGGCGCCTTCGAGATCAGCGGCGCGTGGTAC